TTTAGAAAACCAAAAACTAAAATATAAAAATATTGAATATAAAGGTAGTACAAAAAATAAGGATCTAGAAAATTTTAAAAATATTCTAAAAAAATTAGAAGCCGCTGGTGGTGATTCGACCAGTGCTAAATTTCAAAATAGTTTAGGAGCAGGAGAACGCTTTTATTTAAATCAAAGGGGTCTTTTAGGCGAAGACGAAGACGGTAACCCAAAGCAGTTTAGTGCTTTAGATATTGAACGCGAAGTTCAACGAACCGAGGGGCAACTTAAAGATACACCTCAAACTTTAGAAGGCCAAGAGGGTTTATTTGATTTACTAGAGGAATCATCTGAACGTGCTTTTGAGTTACAACAATCTCAATTAGGAGAACAGCGAGCAGCTGATGTAGCTGCTCTACAGAAATTTGCTCCGCAGGTTGTTCAAGCGTACCGTGAGGCTGATCCTTTTAGCACGGAGTTAGCAGGACTTGCTTCAGATCAAGCTAAAACATTATTTAGCGAAGCTGAAGGTCAACTATCACCGGAACGACGTAGGATGGCTACACAAGCTGCAAGGGCTGGTTCTTTATCAAGGGGTCGTATTGGTGATGAAAGTTCTATAGCAGCTGAATTACTTGGTCGTGAGCAGGTTCGTAGCGCTTTACGTGCCGAAGCTCGACAAGCAGGTGCTGGAGCATTCAATATGAACAGGCAACTAGCCGGTGACGCAGGTAATATTATACTTGGCCGTCCTTCAGCAGCTATTAGACTAGGACAACAGACACTAGGACAAGCACAACAGGGTGCAGCGGGTCCTATGGGTCCTCAGTTATTTGATCCAAACGTGGGTATAAACATGGCGTTACAAAACCAACAGAACCAGTTTGGATTACTTGGCGCGCAGGCACAGGCTGATGCAACACGTAGTGCAGGTGCATTGGGAGCTGCTGGTAGTATAGCTCAAGGTATTGGCTCTGCTGGTGGTATTGCTGCATTTTTCTGCTGGGTAGCTCGTGAGGTATACGGTATCGAAAATCCTAAATGGATACAGTTCCGTAACTGGATGTTAAATGATTCACCTTCTTGGTTCCGTAAGTTGTACATCAAATATGGAGAACGCTTTGCTAAATTTATTTCTAACAAACCAATACTCAAAAATATCATCCGCATGTGGATGAATACAAAGATTAAATAAGATGGCATTTCAAGTAGGAACAAGAGTAGACCCTAGACTAGGGGCATTGGACTTCAGCGGATTTACTAACGCAGCTAATATACAGGCTGCTAGTCTTGCTCAGTTAGGTGAAGCTATAGGCGGAGCCATAGAAAAATACAATAAGAAAAAAGAAGACGAAGTAAATATAGAAACATTACAAGGTTTATTGAACATTGATCAAGAGCAAGCTAGATCTATATACAAAGATCCTACTGTTAGAAGCGCATACGAATTTACTAAAAAACAAGAACAAGCCAAAGAGTTAGCTAATATAAAAGCACAAAATGAGTTAAGTGCTACAGCAGAAAAAATTAATATTGCGATGAATGCAAACCCTAATTTAACTCGACAGCAAGCCACTGATTTAGTATTAGGATTTACAAAGACCGCTCAGGATGAACAAACAGGTCAAGTTTCTATAGTAAATATAAGAACAGGTGAAATGGCTCCTGTTACTGAGGCTACAATAGAACCACCAGCTGGTGACGGTATTACTGAAACACCAGAAGCGGACATTACTGAAACTGATACTCCTCAAGAAACATTATTTGGACTTGTAGGTGAAGGTGTAACAGGTCTTGGTCCTACAGTCGCATCAGAACTACAAAGAATCTTAGGTGGAATTACTGGTGCTGATCTTAATATTCAAGATCCTAAAGTTATAGAGGCTCAACAAACATTCAAGACCGAGCAAGAATACATAGTCAAGGCACTAAGAGCAAGTCCAAAAGTGTTAGCTACTGAGATGAACAGATTAGCTGATGCCTTAGACATATCTCCTGGTGTGTTTACGGACGCAAAAACTTTAAGATCTAAAATGCGTAGTATTGATAAAACGATAACAAATAGAATCAATGACATAGACAAAACTTTAGATGACCCTAAATATCCTAGTCGCGATAAAGGAGAGCTACGTAGACTTCGTGCAGATTTAAGCAACTTCCAAGCAAAGTTAGGAGTTCCTAAGGTAATGCCAGGTGAAACACAATCTGTAAACTTATCTACTCTTGATCTTGCTGAACTAGCTAGACAAGAAAAAGCAAGAAGAGGATTAAAATAAAATAATGGCAATAGATCTTTCAAGATTAAGTAATTCAGATTTAGATGCTCTTGAACAAGAAGATTTTTCAAAAATATCTAATGAAGGTTTAGATATAATAGAGAATGCTCAAGTCGTCGAAAGTGTTCCTAAGAGAGGATCCGTTGATCCTACTAAAAGAGGCTCTCACCCAGAAACATTTGCTGAAACTGCTGGTGCAGTAGCAGGTGAAATAGCTGCATTTAGCGCACCGGTAAGTGCTACCGCTTTAGCCTTGTCAAAAGGCTCAGGCACAGTAGCGAATATATCAAAGACACTTATTAATGAATTAATAAACAGACCTGTAAGAACTGTTGCAGCGGAAGCAGCAGCTGTACCGGGTATAACATTAGCTCGTCAAGCAGGAGAGTCAGGAGACCTAAGTCCAACACAACAGATTCTTGCTGAAACAGCGGCTGGGGTTGTGCCAGCTACCGCAGTACAAACTGTTTCTAAATTTACACTGGGTAATCTTGGTCTAAAAGCCATAGCACCATTTACCCAAGCTGGCGCAAAAGCAAGAGCCGCTAGACGTGTTCAAACGTTAGCAGAAGATCCAAACGCAGCTGCAAGAAGAATAGAAGATTTAAAAGGCACAGAACTATTGCCTGCTGCTCGATCAGAAGATCCAGGTCTAATGGCCTTAGAAGAAACTGTTATCAGACAAACGCCACAACAAAGATCTCAGATGTCTACTAAGCGTTCTGACATAATGAACGATTTATCAAATACAATTATTAAAAGCGGTGATTCAGCTAGTACACAAGAGTTCTTTAAACTCAGAGCAGAAAGACTGAATATAGCTATGCAGGCAAGGATTGAAAAAGCCGCAGAAGAAGCTGCTGATGCTTTACGCATACTTGGTAATGAGAACCTAAGCCCAACAGAAATGCGTCAATCAGCAAATCAAGTAGTAAGAGATGCACTTGAAAGAGCTTTAGAGGACGCTAAAAAACAACAAGACGAGTTATGGAAAGCTATACCACAGAGTGCTAGAGGACCTGTTAAGAACACTATACAAACTTACAAGGATATAGTATCAAGAACTGCGAGCGCACAGATGGATGATATTCCGTCTTCAGCTAAACGACTTATAGGACCTAGCGCAAAAAGAATGAGGGGAAGAGGTCGAGTAACACGTACAACAGTAAGGGAGCTTGATGGCTTGTATAAGAAATTAGGAGAAGAGGCTACAACTGCCAGAGCATCAGGAGAGTTTAACAAGGCCAGAATTGCCGAAGAACTTAGAGAGTCT